GGTCAGAGACATTAACCTGCCCAAGTTTAATAAGTTTTTACCCCTAAAAAGACTGATGTTTTTAGTGAGTGTATGATGAGGCTGGTCGATAGAGAGGGCAACTGGTGGATGACTGCCACACCGGTCAACGGAACTGCTTGGTTGAAGAAACTTACTGAGAAGGAGGATGTTCTTACTACCTTTGGCGCGATGTGGGACAATCCATACTTGCCGATCGAAGAAATAGAATCGGCAGCTTCCGAGTTGACCGAGGAAGAAAGACTTGTTCGTATCGAGGGAGAGTACGTTGTCTTTGGTGGGCATCCGGTCTTTAATATCAGACTGCTAACAAGGATGATTGATGGTCTCAAGGATGATTTACCAATCTCGATAGGAACGGTTCAGAGCTATGCCGCCTAAGATATGGAAAAGTGGAAATTCTATCTTGCTAAGCCAGAGGACAAACATCGGGTAGACCTTGTTAATATCTATGAGCATCCGGAAAAGGACGTCCGATACACGATAGGTGTCGATGCTGCCACCGGCTTCGGTGCTGACTATACCTCCATACAGGTCTTCGGCAACCGGATGCCTTTCGAGCAAAAAGCTTGGTTGAGGAACAAGAGAATTACTACAGTTAAAGGCTCAGAAGTAATGATTGCTCTGGCCAAATACTATAACAATGCCTTCATCGTCCCTGAGACCAGACATCCTGGCAATGCCTATGTAGACAACGCTATTGAGGTCTATGGATATGGAAATATCTTTAGGCGCAAGCAGGTTTTGGATGAGGACCCCTCGGTTTCCAGCAAGTACGGAATATGTACGACGGAGGCAGACAAGCATCTTCTTATAAACCAAGCCAAGGCCCTGATGGAAAATCAAGATGGGCCACAGGTCATCTTTCATGACCCGGTGACGTTGAATGAGTTTTGTAATTTTGTTTATATAGAGGACAAGAGGAAAACCGGGGCCGGGGAAGGGTTTAACGATGACACCGTAATAGCTACTTTGCTGGCACTGCATGGATGTTCGTTGTTTCCACAAAAAGCAAGAGAGAAGCCACAGGTGTATAACGCTAAAGACGAGGACGCTGCTTTCGGTCGGTATCTTATGAGGAGACACACAGCAAGGCTGAATAATAGAGAAAGAGATATGGTGATAGCGATATGAATGAGGCATTTTTTCGCAGATGCTGGCTCACTCTGGCAGCAACTAATCCGAGGCTGAGGAAGAGAATGTTGGAGATTGAGTGCGCCATAGAAGGAATACGGGTGAAAGAACAGAAGCCGCTACCAAATAGGAGTAGGGCGGAGCAAGATGAATCCAAGAAGATCATTCCCATCTGAGAGGATAAAAGTAAGGTGTACCCAGTGCCATGCAAGGCTCTGTGACCGGGTCTATGACGGAGAGCGTAAGGACTGTAAGTGGCTCTTGCACTATAAGAAGTCACGGGTTAACATCACCACGGCTTGGATGGTTATCACCTGCGCCTCCTGCAATACCTCCCACTGGATAGATGCTGAAAAAGGAATACTGAAATCGAAGAGACATCCTTATATTTACGACAATTATGATGGAAGAGTTCAAACCCAAACCAGCAGTTTTGCGGACGTCAGCCAGTCCTAACCGGCTACCCGTGGATGAGGCTATCAAGGAGGTCATGCGCTCCCGCATACGGACGTTTAATCCTTTTAGGCGTACCCGGATTGTAGAGTGGAACGCTAACATTGCTTATCTATGTGGGCATCAGTACATCGGTCTTCTGGGTGGACACATAGTTGAGAGACAAAAGAAAGACCTGAGCCCCTTTGCCACAACTGTCAATAAAATTGCTCCGGCAGTCAGGCACGATGTTGCTTTGGGAACAAAAATCCCCCCCAAGTTCGACGTCGTTCCTGATACTACCGATAAGGATGACAGGGCAACGGCCATAGCCGGTGAGAAGATGGCCTCTTATCTTAGACGGCTGAATAATTTCGATGCTCAGCGGGCTAAGATTATACTTTGGTACGACATTGCGGCAATAGCCTGGCGCAAGCAATACTGGAATCCTAATTATAGAGTCATAGGGCATAATCCTGAGCCGGAGCAGACGGGGCATAATCCGGAGATGGAGGCCGGAGCGCCTATCTATCAGGGTGAGGCTATCACTGAGTTTACGCCGACTAACGAGCTTATCTATGACTGGAGACAAAACACTGGTAAGATGTCTTGGATGATTCACGCCCGTCCAATGACTCTGGCAGATATAAAAATCAATTATCTGCCGGAGAAGGTTGCACTGCTTCCGGACTCCGTATTCTTAGACCCTAATAATGAACAGAGTGAGTTTGAGATAAAGCTCTTCAGCGAGTTTGCTCAGTTTCAGGAGAATACGGTCGGGCAAAAAGTCAAGACCGATACTTCAGAGATGGGGCAGAACGAGCGCCGGGCGATGGTGTACGAGCTTTGGCAGGTCAGAGATGGCAACTGGCCTCTCGGTGCCTATGCTGTTATGATTGGTCTGGATGATGGGGTCGTGATGGAGAACAAGCCTTATCCAATAGAGCAGTATCCGCACGGAGAGGTTCCTTTTACCGGATACGATATGATGTTACCGGATAGTGCTGTTGCCGGGACAGCGAGCAGAATTTCACAGGCAAGGCCGTTACAGGATGAGCTGAATGACATAAGAACGCTGATTCGAGAGAATACCTGTACTCTGGGGTCTGGGCTGTGGAAAGTACCGAGAGATGGAGAGATTAACATTAAGCGGCTGGACAACGGCCCTGGATTGTTTGTTGAATACGATGGACCTTATGAGCCGCATAGAGAAGCCGGTGTTCCGGTATCAGGGCAACTGTTTCTCTATTCTCAAACGATAGTCAATGATATTAACGACATCTTTAGCTTTCCTCAAGTTGCTCAAGGTAAGAGGCCGGTAGGAGGACCTAAATCCGGAGTAGGGGTTGCGCTGTTGCAGGAGGCGGCACAGACTCAGCACTATCCTATTATTGTAGAGATGGACAAGAAGGACGAGAAGGCAATGAATCAGCTTCTCTCTGTCGCATTTGCCAATTATCGTGAAAGGACTTTTAATATTATTGGTAAGGATAACGAGTGGACAATGTTTGAGTTCAAACCGGATTCCTTTACTGGGAAGTTTAACGTGCAGGTAAGAGCTGGCTCTTCAATGCCTATCAGTAGAGCGATTGAGAGAGACCTCGCTCTGGGGCTGCTGAGAGAAGGAGTCTTGGGCAACCCTCAAGACCCGACAACAAGGAAGAGGGTCTTGGAGACGATTGATATTGGAGGGCTGGATAAGGTGCTGAAAGAGAATAATAAGGATGTGAATTTTGCCAAGAAGGAGTTTCAGGTGCCGGTACAGCAGTATCAACAGATGGTACAGCAGGCCGGGGAGCCATCTGAAGAAATTTTGAGCCAGATTTATCTCCCTGCGGTAAATCCCTTCGACAACCACGAGGTTCATGTAATTGAGCACAAGGAGGACCTGTTGGATAAGTTTTTTGAGTATCTGGGAACTGGGGACCCGGGGATGATAATGATTGCTCAGGCGATGCAGGCGCACTGGATGCAGCACTCAGAGATACTTGCTGAGCAGCAAATTCAGCAGGCCATCGCTACTGGGGTGATTAAGAGAGAGGACTTAGAATCTTCGAGGGAAAAGGAGGAAGCCAAGCCCAAGTCTGCTAAGTCCAGTTAATCAATGAGCCATAAGTACCATCGGTAAAAGTTGGTACTTTGGCTACCGGACAAAAGGGCGGACGAGTACCTCATGATTTTCAAGGTCTTCCTCGGTTATTCCCTGACGAAGAATAGCTTTAGTTCTTGCTTGCTCTTTGGTCTTAGCAATAATCAAGGTGGTTGGGTGGACTAACACTTGCTCTGTATCAACTGTTTTAAGTGTAGCTACTTCAAATAACGGCATTTTTCATCCTTTCAAATAGAGGTCATTATAAAAATCATATACTACCATATTTACAACAGAATGTCAACCAAAAAATTCAGAGAAAGGTAAAAAATGTTAGACCCAACCAAAACAGGAGTAGCTGCTCCAAACAACCCCGTCTCAGGCGAGGGTAGTACAGGCACAAGCACACTGGACAATTTGGAGGCAAACATCGCAGCAGAGATGAATTTGCCAGCAGACACGAGTACCAGTGTTCCGGCAGAAGGGACAACTGAAGTACCAGAGGCAACTCCGGCGGCAGAGGAGCCTACAGTCGAGGACAAACTTGCCGAAGCGACAGCCAAAGCCGAAAGGTTAAGTCAGGACAATGCTAATCATAGAGCAGTGTTGACTAAGCTTGGTATTGATCCTGATAGCCAGACGGCGGAGCATCTGAGACTTGGTCTTGTTACCATCGAGGATGTGATGAGAGCAAAACAGCCGATAACACCAGCTGCCGAGGCTCCCAAGACTGAGGCTGTTGCGCCAGCAGTTCCGCTTGAGCAAAAGCTCATCAACCTCCAAAAAGCTCTCGCTGAGCCGATACCTCCCACAGGTATGACAGATGCTCAGTATCACAATCGAGAGAGTAAAATGCTTGAGGTGATAACAGATTTAGTTCAAGCTAATCAAGGTATAACCAGAGAGCGAGAGATTGACCAGAGTAATCAGAGAGTCCAGAGTATGATAGGAGCGGCCAATGACGTCTTCGTCAAAGAGGTTGCTGCCCATATTCCGGAAGAGATGAAGGATATTGCCTCAGAAGCCTTCTTGGGTGCGGCTGATATTGAGCACGCCGAGATGGTGAAGCAGTTCGGAGAGCGGGCTAATACGGCAGAGCATTTCGGAAACGCTGCTGCCAAAGTCGCTCCTCGATTCAACCAGCTCATTCAGGCTATATTCAAGGCCGGTGGACAAGCAACTATAGACGCTATTAACAAGAGCAATCCAACCGGACAGACACTGGTTAATCCTTTGCAACCAGGAGCTGGAGGAGGAACACCTCCGCCTTCGGTTCCAAAAGACAAATTTGATTTGAATAACTTGGATGCCAACGTAGCAGAACACCTTGCTGGCACCCAAGTTCAGATTTAAGAGGATTTTAGAATGGCAACAACTATTTCAAACTTGACCAACTCGACCAGCTTGGACGGGTTGCTTAAAAAAGTTTATCTTCCTACGATGCAGCACGTCGCCTACGACGACACTCGGTTCTCAGATATGATTAAAACCCGGACTGACCTAATACCCGGCGGTGGAAATCATATCGTACACTTTGCCAGCACGCAGAGGGCCGAGGGTGTGGGTTCGATTGCTGAGGGAGGCAACTGGGTAAACAACGTACCTATCAAAGGTAAGCAGATGACTGAAAACGTAAAGTACCTGAATGCGTATATTGCACTGACAGGTCCGGTCATCAAAGCAGCTAACTCAGGTCAAAAGAGTGCTGTAAATGTCGTAACGGAGTCTTTCCGGAGTAACATCCGTTCCTTCAAGAACTACTTCGATATGATGTTAATGGGAGACGCCAGTGGCAGGATAGGACGGGTTTCGTCCATTTCAAGTGCGGCAATAACGCTGACCAACACGAGTTTTCCGGCTGCACCTTATATGGCAGATATGTTTATGCCGGTAGGCGCGCGGGTTAACTGTGCTACTTTTGACAGCACCGGAATCGTGGCCACTGGTTTTTGTAATGCAAACTCCGACGGGGACTACGGGTTTATCGTAGCCGGATTGACTTCGAGGGACTTAGCTAATGGAACGGCAGTTATAGACCTCCACGATGAGGACGATGTAGCTTATGCCGCTGGCGGTACGACTGACATCGCAGCCAATGATTTCTTCATTAGAGAAGGCTCTTACGGTACTCCCAGCACCTCTGCCGTGACCTTTGCAAATTGTCGGGAGATGAACGGTATCAACAACCTGATTTCGGATGGTTCTAACAACTCTGAGACGAGTTCCAATTACACGACTTTTTGGGGCCTTACCCGGACGAGTTTTTCCTACCTACAAAGTCTAACTAAGGATTTTTCCAGCGTCAGACTTAGTGAGGAGAACATGACCGAGCTGATGATGGACTTGCAGTTCTCCAGACAGGCCCAGCCTAACCTATTGTTGACTACGCCCAAGGCGGAGAACAAGTATTTCCTGAGTAAGGCAGATGATCGCCGGTTTAACAACGTCGGACCGATGAATTTCGTCGGCGGCTATACCCGTATGGGAATACAGCTCGGTGAGTGGCAGCTCATACTGACCTCGCTGGGCGCTTGTCCTTCAGGTACTCTGTTCGTGATGAACACCAATGATTTTGCTTTTGCTGAGAACTCGCCTATCACTTGGGTTCTTGGCGACGGCGGGAACATTTTGATACAGAGCCATACTGGGGATAACAAATTTGCCTCAGCGGTGCAGTACGTCAACCTTGTTTGCTTCGACGCTTGGCGTCAGGCAAAGGGATATTCAGTTTCGGAAAGCTAATCTCGACAGAGATGTTTTTCCAATTTTTCTTTCCTTTCAGCTACCAAGGAGGATGAGGATATGTCCTCCTTGGTTTTTTATTN